AAATATGCGCTTAAGCATCTTCATCTGTATCAATGACTGAGTTAATACTGACTTGGGAGTAGCCCATAGACAGAAGCATAGGGACAACCATAGTATCCATAAAGTCTGTAAGGGTCATGTCATCCATCGGGTGCTCAAGACTCAAAATGCTTTGCATAAACTTAGGGTCTTTCTTAGAAGACCAATTATCCGTAGTCGGCTCGTATGTTAATCTCATTATATTATTTTTCTGGGTATACTGTTTTTTCTGATCCATCTTCAGAGATGGCGATTACTTTTCCATTGCATTGAGCAGCGTTTTGTCTAGCCATCTCGAAACAACTGATTGAAGGGTTAATCTTCTCAAGATCAATTGAATATCCTCCCATCCAGTCGCCTTTGCGATTGTAGACATCGTACTTCTTGACTTCAGACATTAGGCTGTAAGGTTGATCTCGATCTTATCGGAACTCTCTGTCGCAGCAGAATCACTTTTGATCACTGCAGTCTGAGCTTCTTCAACTGTAATGTCTAGCTTCTCTAGCCAGACTCTGGATACAGGTATCGATTGCCTACGACCAAAGAGATCGTTAAGCTGCTCTAGATTGATGTTCACAAATGATGTGCCGCCTTTAGGTCTTCCACGTTTTGCCATTGTATTAGTTAGTTAGTTTTTTTTGTTGGTTGAAATTAGTATCCGCATTTAGATGCAACAGCGCTAGCTTCTCTGCTCAGGATCTCAAGGGTATCGTCAGAGTCCAAGAGGTCCGCATCTTTGAGAGCTTGCTCAAAGTTGTAGACAAGATCCCAAAGGGAGTCGCTAGCGAGAGTCTCACCATTGAAGGTGACTGTGACATTGGGGATTGAATCAGACTGTTCGGACATGGGTGTATTCTATATAATAAAATTGTTGGGTCAAGCACTTTTTACTCAATAAATGCACTTTTCTTGAATTAAATTGTTTTCGCAAACTTCTGACCTTCTCTAGTAAGTTTACGCTTGACATCTATCTCCATGAGATTCTTCCTGAGTAGGATCTGCTCATAGTCCCTCTGGATGGCTTGCTTCTGATAGCCCGTGACTGATGACAACCCATTTAGGGTCATGGCTCCTCGATCTCGCAGAATCCTTACAATCTGCATCTCAGAGTTTGACAACCCCTTCGGATTGATCCCCATCGCTAGACACATATCAGACCAAACTTTCTTAGTAATCTTCTTGACATTGGTCGCAGCCGCAAAAGTCTTTGCATCTTCTGCCTTGACTACAGCGTCTCTTGGGTTACCTCGAAAAACCGAAATGATATCTTTCTCAGCAGAAACATCGATATTCACCTTGGACTCAAGATTACTTTTGAAAATCTTGTAAAGCTCACTCTCCTTATACTCCTCAAAAGAAACATCTCTAAGCCTATCGCGCAAAGGCTCACATAATTTTTCTTGGTTGGTGGTAGCCATGCAGAGAGAGAGTTTTGTGAAATCAAATTGGAAAGTACCCTCATCTGTAGTGACAGTGCGAACTGGATTTTTGTCGATGTTCAACGCTGTCAAGAAAATCTCCTGCAAATCTTTTGGAAGGTTATGCCCCTCATCAATAAACAAAAAAGCTTTATGCTCAACCCAAATCGGGTAGACCTGCTCAAAAAAAGAACGAGCATTGCGAATAGTCTTACCATTGATCTCAAGCATCGGTGGCTTCGATCCATCAGAACGACGAAGAGCTTCGCGGAACTTACGAGCGAAGAACGTCTTACCTCCACCCTTTTGAGTAGTAAGGTTAAGAAAGGGGAGACGGTCAGTCTTCTTGTAAGAATCGATAAACACACTGAGTGTGCGCTTAACTGACTCTTGCCCTATGGCGTCTTGGAATGCTTTGTTGATCTGCATGCCCACATAATATATAGAATGCAGTTTAGGTCAATAGTTTTTTTGAATAAAAAATCACTTTCCTCGTAAGTCACTGTTATCCAGCACCCAAGGAATGACTAAATTTTCCACGCATCTAACATAAGCCTCCTCATCATTGCATTCCATAAACGCTAACCCTGTCATTTCGAATATCATATGGGTAACCTCGTGAACCAGCGTCCACCAGTGCTGCTCTGGATCTTTGAGGCATTTTTTATTCAATTTAATTAGCTTGTCATCCATAAAACACTCACCCCAATCCTCCATTTCCTCGTAAACTATTTTAATTTTGTGATTTAAAACGTTTACAGAAGACACTTTTCTCATCTATATTAATTACACTTGTAATTGACAAACCCTTAGGCAAAATCTAAAATATACAAATGGACACTAAAGAAGAGCTAAATTTAATCAAAGAAACCCAACAAACCTTAGCTGGCTTAGATTTAGAGAAGAGAAAAATCTACGATGAGTTAGTAAAAAAGATCCAGCCTGAGCCTAAATTAGAGAGTTCAATGTGGGATTACGTCTTCAACGGCGTACAATGCTACATCTACGATATCGAAGACCTACTAAAAAATAGAAAAAAATCACTTGACTCAGAAGAATAGACCATTATTCTAACTGGGCAATGAACATATTCGTTACAGATAAAGACCCTTACAAGGCAGCGCAAAACCTTTGCGACAAGCATGTATCCAAGATGATTGTCGAGACCGCCCAGATGCTCGCTAATTGTTTTACTGTTGAGACTTTAGCTGAACCTGACTGCCCAAGAAGTCAGAAAGGTAATGCTCGGAAACATTCTTACGCCAAACACCCATGCACAATCTGGTCCATGAAAACCAAGAGTAATATGATGTGGTTGATTCGTCATGGTATGGCTATGGCAAGAGAGAAGAAATTCAGGACAGACAAGGATCACTTCTCCGCACAGTTTATCCAATGGTGTATGCTTAATATGCATCGATCAAACGTTCTAGCTGGACCTCTTACAGAATTTGCTGTAGCTATTAGCCAAGACCAAAGATGCCGAACTCACCCACAATTCGAAAACCTTTCTATTGTGGAGAAGTATAGAGAGTATTATAATTATGACAAATCCCGCTTTGCTAAGTGGACAAAGAGACAATCTCCAGAATGGTACACAGTAAAATAAAAAACATTTTTGAAGAAACCTTTATTATAGTAGGTTCTATTTTAATAGGGATTCCCTTGGGTTTTTTCGTCGGACTTTATTGCTGGCTGAGATTCCCTTTGTCCATCTATAGAGAAGCGAGAATAAACCTAGCTATAAAAAGAATACAAGAAGCAAAGACTTTCCTAGAAAAAAACAAACAACCTCAAGATATCTGGGAAAGACATATCGAAAGAATGGAATCTAAAAAAAATAATTATGACAACTGAAGAACTATTAAAACTACATAAAGATACCTGTGATACTTGCAGGGACATTATGAGACAAAAAAATAACGATTACACTGGAGGAAAAACCTCGAAAGACCCCTTCGCTAATTTTAACGCTGCCTCTGTCCTTGGGATCGATCCAGTGCAAGGCTTACTGCTGAGGGTTATCGATAAGATCCAAAGGATCAGGTCTTTTACAAATGACAAAGAGCTAAAAGTAGCAAATGAAAGTGTCGAAGATGCTTGTGATGATATCGTTAATTACGCAATCCTCGCAAAGGCAATGTTGAAAGAACAAAGGGCTTCAAAAGTTGAGTAAAAACGATTAAAAATTCATTCGCTTTAAAAACCTGCTTCCTATGGGAGTGGGTTTTTTCTTTGTTGTGTATATAATAAGTACAAATGCCTGTTACTCGCGTCCATTCAAGTGATACCCAAGTCTTTATTGAAGACATCCGAATATCTGGAGTTCAATCTGTTTCATTTGACACTTCAAAGCAAGTCAATGAGATTAGAAATTTGGGACACCAAGAAGTTACAGATAGAGTCTTAACAGCGAATCAAACAACAAGTTTCTCTATGGATTACCATGTGGTTGAAGGAGAAAACGCTTTCGATCCATTCTTCTCTTTTACTGGTACTGTAGGATTCAACGATTTGATTTCTGTAGACAAGTATAATATAAAAATAAAAGACAATGCAGGTGAAAATGAAATAGAAGGCGCATACCTATCCAGCTATTCTTTAAATTTATCTGTCGGAGAAATACCAAGCGTCTCAATATCTTATGAAGCTGATAGTATCTCATATGATCCTGATAATGCCATCACAAGCAGCCTTAGTGATTCTTATAATATTTACAGACCTGCAGAAATTTCAGTATCTACTGCAAAAACAGATCCACCTTATACTCCAGAACTTAAAGCTGAAAACTTTGCAATACAAAATGCCTCTTTAAGCTTCAGTATACCAAGAACAACTACAACGAGAATAGGCAAAAGAGTGCCAGAAAGAAGATACCCAACCTTCCCAATCAATGGAGAAATATCTTTTTCTGTAATAAAGAACCAAGTGACTGGGTTAGATATGTCTTCTTTAATTTTAAGCAAAGATAAAATTGAACTCACTTTAGATAAAAATTCTGGAAATACTATACTTTTTAGCATAGATGACTGTTCTTTAATTTCTGCAGCAGAATCGACTGACTTAGATGGAAATAGTTCAATTGATTTTAATTATAGTTTTTCGCTCACAAATAATTCTTTAACTCGATCAGTTAGCTAGCCCCTTATTTGGCCAAATCCTGTTTAAACTTGCGACTTTTCGTGTAATATACATTATGCCTTTACCCCAACCCAAAAGCGGAGAAAAGAAGTCTGATTTTATTAGCCGTTGCATGGTGAATCTTTCAGATAAGGAAGAGTTTAAAGACAACAAGCAAAGAGCTGCTGTTTGCTATTCTCAATTTGAGGAAGCTGAAAGTAAAGCTTCTGTAGTCCTCAACAATGAAGACGATTGTACCCTATTCTTTTCTAAAGCTTCTCCTGATGTTGGCAAACATTACTTTAAAACAAAAGAGGAGGCTCTAGAAGATGCTAAAAAAATGGGACTCAAAGGCATCCACCCTCATAAAACAAAAGACGGTAAGACTTTGTATATGGCTGGACCTGATCATGAAACATTCATGAAACGTCATAACGAAGTCTTAAAAGAAAAAGAAAAGTCTGATAGTAGTCTCTGGGAGAACATCAGGAAGAAAAAAGAAAGAATCAAGAAAGGTTCTGGAGAAAAGATGAGAAAAAAGGGCGACAAGGGAGCACCAACTTCTGATCAGATTGAAAAAGCAAAAGGAAAATAAGCCATGCCAAGAAAAAAACAAGGAGAGATACACTGCGATTTTAGTTTAACTTCGGGAGATTGGGTTTCTTATAGGGCTGAAGTCACTGGCTTCTATAATACTTATAATGAGTCAGAACTTAATGATCACATCACAAGAGAATTTAATAAAAAAATAAGAGACCTGAACATGCCAGAATCTCTTTACATTTCTCCGTATGATGCGGGACTACGTTATATTGGAGATGGTAGCGTATTTGATGGATAACTAAAAAAAATTATGATAAAAAAAACTATAATTTTAGCTATAGCTTCAATCTTATCTGTATCTTGTTCTTCTTGTTGAGGGAGGCAAAAATGCGTGACCGTGAGTCATGAAGAAACACTTCAGCCAAATCTCAAAGATTATGAGGTAAAAAATGGGAAGGTTTACCCCAAAGAAATGCACCCTGCATTAAAAAGACTGTTTCCTTAAAGTCTTAAAGATGTCATACAGGCATAGGTCTTTCTTAGTTGCCTCTCTAACCTTATTCTTTAATTCAAAAGAATGAGAGGTGTGCGCTATCTCCCTTTTAATAACCCAGCCATCTTCAATAAAATAATCTGTATCCCATTCAAATATCTCTGAAATATAATCCAAAGCAATCAAATGCCTTTGCGCTTCTGAGATCTCAATCTCTACTGTTTGCTTACCTGTTATCTTCATGAGTACTATTTACACTAATAAGATCCTCATTCAAGCTAAATTTATTCTTAGCCTCAAGCCACTGTCGGTGGTTTAACCTCCTACCTCCCAAGTAATATACTTGTTTCCCATTTTTAGTTGTGATAGCTGGACCCTCAAGATTATGTAATCTTCCATGATCCCAATACTCTTCACAACCATTGTTTAAGATCACAGCTGGTTTCCCTTTCCTGTGCTTTATTGTACGATTGACATCATTAAAGTATCGTACCCCATCAAAATCAACACGCATGAACGCATCGTTTTCTGGATTAGCGTGATATATTTCTTTTCCCATATTAACTATATTTAAGTTTTTGATAAAAAGCAAGGGGTTGTATCTCCCATCCATGCTCCTATTTGATTAAAATAAAAAAATTCAACTGCCTCTTCTTTAGTCATGCCATCAGATTCAAGGCGATCAATTACCTTTTCCTTATCATAGCAATAAATGAGTGGTTGACCAAATCTCTCAACCGTACCGATAATACAATCGTCATACCCGTCCATAACTAACATGTCTGATTCTTCCATATTTTTAAAAGTAGCTTTGGAGGGGATCGAACCCTCACGACCTAGGGTCAATGGATTTTAAATCCACAGCGTCTACCAATTCCGCCACAAAGCCTTAATTAATTACTCTAAAA